GGGCTTGAGCGCGCCGAAGCATACGAGAGAGTGCAAAACGTGGGGTGGTTACAAGGTGAAACCGTACTTGCCGACGAGCCGTTGATGTGCGCAAGGGCGCAGAACGTGGGCTGCTTGCAGGAAGCCGAGGAGCGGAGTCGTATCGTCACGGCATGCGCAAGAGCATAGAATGTGAGGTGGTTGCAGATAGAAGCAGTCGACTGACATGCGAAAGAGTGCAAAACGTGGGGTGACTGCAGGGCCCAGCAAGTGATCCCATCTCATTGCACTTGCTGGAACAGAAGCCGGCCGGCGTCACTGTTTGACCCCGCAGCGGGGCCGCGCCGGCACTTTGGGGATATGTAAAAGGCCACAGGATATGGGCTGTTTGCATGGCAATGATTGAGGGGCTTGGTGATTGTATTTCTGTCTTTCCGGGAACCATAAACAGGAGGCCGATTATCGAGTCCTATCTTACGCCGAGAATTGAATGCCGTGTGTTGCGGCAACCAAGCCCCTTCATTGTCATATTGACACGAAATTCATCCAACAGGAAAGGAGGATGGAATGCCGTTTTTGACGGGAAAGGTGAATGCGTCGTCGGATCAACCGGGAAAATTGGATCTGTCGTTCCTGCATAAAGAGCCGGCGGATGTGTATCATTCTAAGAGCAATACGCATCTCACATCGCATGCATTGAATGACTTTCGGCAATGTCCATTGCTATACCACAAGAAACAGCTTGGCTTGGTGACTGAACCTGATACAACGGCGTATCTCATCGGGCGTGCGGCACACGCGCTCATTCTGGAGGGTCGCGAGCAATACGAACGTGAGTACGCCGTCGGTGGGCCGATCAACCCGAAGACCGGTCAGCCGTTTGGCTCACAGACGAAGGCGTTCGCTGAGTGGGCCGAACGACAAGGACGGCCTGCCCTCAGTGATAGCCAGGCTGCGCTTATTGAACAAATGGCAGCAGCAGTACAGAAACATGCTTTGGCACAACACTTACTCCAGGATGGAATTGCTGAAGGTGTGGTGCGTTGCCAATGGTTTGGAGAAAAATGTCAGGCTCGCATAGATTGGATTAGCCGTCATGCGGAGATCGGAATCGTTGACTTGAAAACCGGCAATGATCTCGATTCATTTGAGGAGATGGCCCACACATTCGGCTATCTCTATCAGGTTGCATTCTATAGAGCGTTGGTTGCCAAAACGTCAGGCCACATTTTGCCTGTGCATGTGATTGCTGTCGAAAAACGCGAACCGTTTCGTTGTGGTGTATGGCACATTGGGGAACATTTGCTCTCTGAAGCGGAATATGATTGCCAATGTGTTATTAGTGAGTTGGCTGCTTGTCGGGCTGCAGACGAATGGCCGACGATGTTTGACGGACTCAGAAGTTTTGGGTTATGATCATCAACCCATTGAAGAAACAAAGGGAGATGTCATTTATGGCTGAGGTGAAACAATACATATGCGACGTTTATGGGATAAACAAGGGGGTGAAGACATATTGTGTCGATTTCTATGCGATTGATACAATAACCGGTGAAAGATTGGAAGAGCCATCGGAATACATGGTCCGGGTCGATTTGTGCCCGCGTGCAGTAGCTCGTGCAATGAAATATCTTGAGAATGCGGTTTCTCCTCCAACACCTGGGCGTGGCCGCAAGGCCGCCAACAAGGAGGAACAGTCATGAGTCTGATGCAACAAATTCAAGGAAAACCACCACGTGCGCCGCGGCGAACGTTAATCTACGGCGTCCACGGAGTCGGAAAAAGTACGTTCGGTGCGATGGCGAAAAAGCCTATTTTCGTGCAAACGGAAGATGGGCTTGGTGAAATCAATTGTGAGCGATTTCCACTCGCCGGTCAATATAGCGATGTGCCGGCCGCGCTGGGTGAACTCTACGTTAAATCGCACGAGTATCAGACCATCGTCATCGACAGCCTCGATTGGCTGGAACGCCTGATCTGGACTGAGGTTTGCCAGAAGCGAGGTGTCGAATCCATTGAAGACATCGGCTACGGCAAGGGATACACGTTTGCAGTCGCCTACTGGCGTGAAGTTCTGACCGGCCTCGATGCGCTGCGCAACGATCACGGCATGAGCGTGATCCTGGTCGCACATGCCCAGATCGAACGCTTTGCCAACCCCGAAACTGATAGTTACGACCGTTATTCACCTCGCCTACATAAGCAGGCCTCGGCCTTAATGCAAGAATGGGTGGACGAAGTCTTTTTCGCTACGTATTCGATTTACACGAAGGTGACCGACGAAGGATTCGGCCGCACGCGCGCGCAAGGTATCGGCACAGGCGAGCGGATCATCCGCACGACTGAACGTCCGGCGCATGTGGCCAAGAATCGGTTGAATCTTCCCGACGAGATCCCCCTGGACTATCGCGTGTACGCCGCATTCCTGCTCGGCGAGAACCCTATGGCAAGCATGGAATCGGACAATGATCAATCTCAAACATGAGGAGTATGACTCATGGCGAATCTGAATAATTTCAACGCAAACGACGTGGAGCCAGCCGTCGGCTTGGAGCCCATTCCTTCGGGCAAATACCTGGTATTCATCTTCGAAAGCCAACTCAAAACGACAAAAATGGGTACCGGCAAATTTCTCGAATTGACTTTTGAGGTGCTCGAGGGACCATTCAAAGGACGACGGCTCTGGACACGTTTAAATCTTCAGAACCCCAGTTCGGCGGCGGTCGCAATCGCCCGCGCGGAGCTGTCGGCCATTTGCCGCGCCGTCGGCGTTATGACTCCGACAGACAGCGTTGAATTGCATAATATTCCTTTGATTGTCACGGTTGGCCAGAAAAAGCGCCTAGATACCGGCGAGCCCACGAATGTTATTAAGGATTATGCCAAAAAGGAGATGAAGACACCTCCTGATATGGTAAGTGGCAACAGTGGGTGGAAGCCACCATGGCAGAAGTGACGTATGAACTGCCGTATCCGCCATCGGTGAATCATTACTGGCGGCGGGTCGGCCGTCGAATGCTGATTAGCCGTTCAGGAAGAAATTATCGTAAGGCCGTGGTGATGTTGCTGACAGCGATGCGCGCACAACCAATACGCGGCGAGCTGGTCGTGCGCGTGAAGGTCTTCCCGCCGGACGGTCGGCGGAGAGACCTTGACAATTTGCAGAAGGCGCTTTTCGATGCGTTGGAACACGGCAACGCATTCGGGGACGATAGCCAGATTGCCAAGCTGGAAGTCGAACGCGCTAGCATAGTGCCCGACGGCAAGGTCATCGTGGAGATCGCGCCTGCCTGTGCAGGCAAAGAACCAATATAGGTAGGCAGATGGAGCTGCGACCGTATCAACGCGAGGCCGTCGAAGCCGTCTATAAGTTTCTGCGCGCGCGCAACGATAACCCATGCGTCGTCATCCCAACCGCAGGCGGCAAGACGCCGGTGATGGCTGCCATCTGCCGGGATGCCGTCCGGCGCTGGAGCGGCCGGGTATTGATCCTGGCGCACGTCAGGGAACTCCTCGAACAAGCTGCCGAGAATTTGCGCACCGTCGCGCCAGATCTGCCTGTGGGCATCTACTCGGCTGGCCTGAAGCGTCGTGACCTGGGATATGCCGTCACGATCGCCGGCATTCAAAGTGTCTACGAGCGCGCGAGCGATATCGGGCATGTCGATTTGGTGTTCGTCGATGAAGCACATCTAATCCCGCCTGACGGCGAAGGGATGTATCGCACGTTCCTGGCCGACGCCAAAAAAGTTAACCCGCATCTGCGCGTTATCGGGCTGACAGCTACGCCATTTCGTATGAAATCCGGCATGATCTGCGCGCCGGAGAACATCCTCAACGCGGTTTGCTTCGATGTTGGGGTTCGCGAGCTAATCGTTCAGGGCTACCTTTGCCCGCTTATGAGTAAGGCCGGTCGAGACAAAGCTGACATGTCGAATCTACATGTTCGCGCAGGCGAATTCATCACAGGTGAGGTCGAAGCACTCATGAATGAGGATCGGCTCGTGACTTCAGCCTGTCAGGAGATTCTGAATTATGCTCATAACCGCAAGGCATGCCTCATCTTCACGAGTGGTATTAAGCACGGGACGCACGTGGCCGAGACGCTACGGCGCATGGGTGTTCATGTAGAGACTGTCTTTGGTGACACGCTCGACTTTGAGCGCGATCGGATCTTGAATGAATTCCGTGCTGGTACGCTTCATTACCTGGTGAACGTCAACGTCCTGACTACTGGCTTCGATGCACCCAACATTGACTGTGTAGCCATGCTCCGACCGACTCTCTCGCCAGGGCTATACTATCAGATGGTCGGACGAGGCTTTCGTCTCTGTCAGGGCAAGGAAAATTGCTTGATTCTGGACTTCGGCGGTAACATCCTGCGGCACGGTCCGGTCGATCAGCTCTGCGTCAGCAGCAATGAGAGCAACGGTACTGGAAAAGCACCGGCTAAAGAGTGCCCTCAGTGTCATACCGTCATGGCTGCAGGGTACACGATTTGCCCAGATTGTAGCTATGAGTTTCTCGAGCGGGACCGCCACAAGCATGATGCCAGAGCCACGAGCATGGATATTCTCTCTGGCGACGTGACTGTCGAGACCTATCCCGTCCAGGAAGTCACCTATGCTATCCACACGAAACGCGACGCGCTGCCCGATGCCCCGCGCACTATGCGAGTTACGTATCAGATTGGATTCAATGACTGGCAATCTGAGTGGATTTGCTTCGAGCACACAGGATACGCGCGCTACAAGGCCGAACTTTGGTGGCGTAAACGATCAAACAATCCAGTTCCCCAAAGCGTCGAAGTTGCGGTAGGATTGGCTGAATGCGGCGCATTGGCACCAACACGCCATATTGTGATCGAACAGAAATCCGGGGAAAAATATGCTCACATTATAGGCTATCAACTGGGTGAAAAGCCTGCAAAAGCAATGATAACACCTTCACTTGAAAATGATTGTGATCATGGAAATTGCCCTAGATGCGGGAAAAGTGAACGCACACTCCAGCCTGGGACGGGCCCTCACGCGGGCCAAGAAGTGTGCACGTGGTGCAGTTCTTGGTTACGGTGGGTCCCGAAAAACGAATACGAAGCTAGAATGGCAGTTGAGGTGCCATTTTAATGGAGGAACAAGCATCGACAATTCGCCAGTTCCTGGAACTAATGTGGGGCGACTGCGAAAACGGCGTCTTTGAAGTCCGAGCGCCTAATTGTTGCAAGCGCGAAAGCAATTATAGATTCACTTGCTCAGGTTATTTCACACATGACATGATTGACATGGCTGGCGCCAGCATTATTGAACTCGACCGATCGGCCATCGCACCAGGAATTT